CCAAAAATTTTATAGGTCCTATTATTAGCAGCACTGGGGTTACTAAAACTCCAATTTCTTCAAGAGCCGTTGCAGGCGTTGAAAACGTTGTTAACCGCATGGGAGCTTACGCATATAGTAATCCATTTAGAACAGCTTTTGTTGAAGGAAGCGCGGGGGCACTTAGTCTTGGCGGAACTTACGCCTCACAATCAGTTGCACCGGACAATCCTTGGGTTCGTTTTGCAGGGGAAGCGGGCGGCGGACTTCTTGGAGCCTTTGGTGCAGACCTTCTAGTAAATAAAACACCTTTTTTATGGCAACAAACGGGTGGCAGATTATATAATCTTTACAAAAGAAAAATGTACGGAGAGACTTCTGTAAAAGACTTATTGCCGGGCGGCATGACTGAAAATGAGTTAACAGATGCGGGCAATTTTATAATTGAACAATTAGAAAAAAATAATGAAAACCCAGCAGAAATTTTTAAACTTATTAATGATCCGGAGTTTGATAAATGGCTTGTGGGTCCTGATGGTAATAAAATAGAATTAGACCCGGCGACAAGATCAGCAAGCATAACTCTTTTATCTCTTCAAAATCAATTTTTGGAAGCTAATACGGGTTTAAACAAGGACGCTGGTAAACAAATGCAAGATTCAATAGAAGCTTTACGAAGAGCTTTGCTTGCTATGTATGCTGATGGTTCAAAAGCCTCTTTGGCAGACGCTGCTTCTACTCAAATAAACTTGTTTGAGGCTACTCTTGCCTCAAAATTAGCCGCAGCATTTCAAGCAACTGAATCTGCCTTTAAAAAAGTTAGACCAGAGGGTGAAAATGTTGATTTAGCGGCAGCTAATAAAATTTTTGAATTGTTGGACAGTCAATATACTGCCGGACGTAAAGACGAACAGAGTTTATGGCGTACAATACCAAGAGATATAGAACTTACCTCTTTCATAAATGAGGAAGGTGTTACTACAAACACTCCAAATTTTGTATCTGTTTGGAACAGGCTTGTTAATGACGAGCCAGAAGGTGTTGCCAACGACATTATGAAGGCCGACGAACTTCTTACCTTACGAAATTTTGTTAAAACAACAACTGATGAGTTAGGTCTGTCTTCAACAGACGCTACTCCTCCCCCTGTTCTTCCGGAGCAACGACGCTTAACTACCGCTTTGGATAAAATCGCAGGCACAAATAATGCTAAATTGCCTAGTCAAATTGTTGAAACGATGACATCCAATGGAGACTCTTTAGAGGATATTTTAGCTGCTCTAAGGTCAGAAGCTAGTGCAAAAAGAGGAAAGTTTTCTACTCCAAGAACTAGAGAAGTAGCAAACGCCTTAGATGCACAAGCAAACTTTTTAATAGCTCAAAAGAGACAAGCGTCAGAATTTGCACAACAAGCCGCGGCTGACGGAAAAGATAAAATAGGGCTAAATGCTTATGACTTAGTTCGGTATAGAAGTCGGGCTTTAAACATGGGTAAACGTTTAGCAGCCGCTCATAAGCAAGATGAGTCTAGGTGGGCTTATGAAATGGCAGATGCTTTTCTAGCAGATTTAAACGGATTGGATATTGGAGTAAGTCAGGCATATGACACTGCCCGAAGTTTTTCCAGAGCTTTTAACGAAGTTTTTACAAGGGCTTATGCAGGAGAAGTTTTAGGCACAAAGAAAAACGGAGCCCCAAAAATTTCAATTGAAACTATTGCTAATAGAATGATGACCGCAGACGGAGCTTTTATGAAAGCTGCGCAGCTAGATGGTATTGCAAATTATCAAATAACTCAGTCGCTCACTACATTACTTGAAAGCAGCACAAGAGATTTGTTGTCCGAGACAGGTAGAAAAGAACTTCAAAGTGCGGGAAAAAATCTTTTAGAAGATTTTCAAAGTAATATTGACCAACAGTCTGGCGTATTAGACATGGATAAAATGCGACAATGGTATGGTCGCAACGAAGAATTAATTAAAACAATTCCGGGCCTTAATACTAGAATAGCAGAAGCTATGAATCAAGCTGTTAGTTTAAGATCAGCGGAAGAAACTCTTTTAAGAACAATTCGTGCAGATGCACTTAATCCGGACGGAACCTTAAACACAAGTGGGCTTTCTGATTGGATGAGTAAAGCAAACAACAAACGGTTAGTAAAATTGTTTCCTGCACTAGAACTTGATTTAAATAATGTTGAAAAAGCTCGTAACGTTTTAGAAGTAACAAAAAAATCAAATGCTGAAGAAGAGGCGGCTTTTAAAAACGGAATAGGTTTATACGAACTTCTTCCTGATAAAACCTCCAACCCCACTACAGCTATTTCTTTAGCTTTATCTGACAATCAAAAAACCCCGTTTGCCATAATGAACAAGTACATGAATATGATTAACGATGTTGGGGAAGACGGGTTTACAGTAACGTTAAAAGACAGTCCTAACAAAGGACTAACTTGGTCTAAACAACAGTTAAAAGACGGTTTAAGAACTACAATTTACGAAACTATGCTTAATGCTAGTAGCGGAAAAAGATTTCGTCCAGATGTTGCTTATAACAGATTGTTTGCAAAACATCCTAATGGAAACATATCTGTTGCAGAATGGATGAAATCCAACGGCATAATAGGAGAAACCCAACTTAAAGACACTAGAAGGTTTTTAAGAAAGATGGCAGAAATAGAAGCTTTTACTAGAAAAGCTAAACCGGGTCAAACCGATGAGTTCTTTAAGGACGTTGGAGAAGGTATAAGACTTTTAGCTGCAATGGGTGGTTCTGCCGCGGGAACAAACTTAAAAAGAATTTTAGGGTTTGAATCCGGCGTAGGAGACCTTGTTGTTGCAGGACGTGGTGCTAGATTTGGTCAAAATTTAGTTGAAAAATACATGGCGGAACTTCCGTCTAATCTTCAAGCTAGTCGTGTTGGTATAATTTTAGAAAACCCAGAATTATTAAAACTTGTTTTAAAAACAGGACGTTCAGAACGCGAAAAGAACTTGCTCTTAAAACAAGCCGCAGAAGCTTTTGAAAGAAATTATGTAGTACAGTTTGCTAGAAGAGTTCCGGGCTCCGCTGCTCAGATAATAACTGAAGAATCTACAGATTTAGACGGTGAAATAATAAAAAATGAACAAATTTCTCCAGTTGTTACTCCCACCAACAACCAGAGTAATTTACCGACTAGTGACTCTAATACTGCGCCCGTCGTGGCACCTAAAGCTCCAGTAATAGAACCTCCTAGTCGGTTTAATAATAACGCGCCTGTTAACAACGCGCCTAGCCGATTTAACAATCAACAAGGTTCTCTTGTTCCAAGCGGTCCTGTGGATAGAAAAAAATACGCAGCTTTATTTCCTAACGACTCCACAACGCAACTCTTGAAGAGCGGCATTGGCAGCTTGGGGGCTTAATTATGTCAATAGTTCAATACGCATCTCCTGAATATCGGTACTCAGATTACGATACTGAAATTATGAAGGATTATGATGATCGTATTAACACGTACAATACGGCTCTCACAGAATATCAGGCGTTAGCGGAACCCTATCAAGGGTTGGTTGACACATATAACACACAAATTGGAGAATATAACACGGCCCTCGACACTTATAAGGCAGACGCAGACGCTTATAACGCTGCGGTAGCCGAGTATAATGCTGGTCCCCGGACGGAAGAATATGCGGGACCCGCGTCTCCCGGACAATTTACCGGGGTGGTCCCTATTTTTGAAGGCGGAGCGGCACCCGTAGCTCCAGAAGATCCCGGTTTTTCTGGCGAAGACGTTGATGCTTTTGTGCAAGCCGCAGGAGATAGAGCCCAAGAGAGCGGTGCAGCTAATGCGGTTGCTTTAGCAGTTATGAACGACCCAACACAAACGTATCGAACAACCGCAGGGGACGTTAACCTTGCAGGCATGTCAGGGTTTGGTTCTACCGCTATGGGGTTTGCCCTTGGTGGTTACGTGGACTCTCCTTTTGCAGACCCAATGAAAGTTCCCGGTCTTGGAGCTATGGGAGAAATTACAGGTTCAAATGAAATGCTAGGTCCTCAACAAGCGGGAAACGCGCCAAGTTATATGACAACTTCAAATGCGGACATGATGGGCACAGGTGATGCAAATCCCTCCCAACAAGCATCTTTTCTTCAATCTTTTGTTGCTTTAGCTCCTGCACAAAATCAAATTGGACAAATGGAAGGAGTTGGTGGGCAATTTGAACAGATGCAAAACCAGTATGGACAACAAGGAGTTGGTGGGCAGTTTGAACAAATGAACCAAATGAAAAATCAATTTGGACAGCAAATGGCTGGTATGCAAGGCGCACCTTTAGAGAACTACAGAAATTATTTAAACCAAGTTTACACTGCTCCAGAAATGCAAAGCGCAACCGCCGCGTTAGGGGGAGCTTTAGAAGGAAAAGTACAAGACTTTGTTGAAATGGTAGATGAAGCGGAACGCGCTCATTTTGACGTGCAAGACAGCTACGGCTTTGGCGGCGGTGACTTTCAACAAAAATTATTAGGTCAGTTTCAAAACCAACAGCAAGGAATTGGAAGTCTTGGCATGTTTGCAGACGGTGGAATAGTTTCTCTACGGCCCCCGGTCCGCGGACCAGAACCGCAAGGTATGGAAAAAGGTGGAGTTCCAAATCCAGAAGCTTTTAAACCGGAAATTACCGAAACAGGTTTTGAATATACGAAACGTCCGTCGTATGGCGAACTTAGGGCAACGTTTGTTAATGATTTAAAAAACTTGTCTGATGAAGAAATCCAAGCAGAATATGGCATAACTAAATCTAAACTAAGTGAAACTATCGAAATGTTGGACGTTCAATACACTTACGGTTCAACGGACGGACCGGAAGGCCAAGGAGAACGGTTTACGCAAACACTCGTCAGTGCCCCTCTTGTTTTAGAGTCGGAAAGACCTAAAATACGTCCCGGTTCAGAAGTTGTTTCCACAACCACTGGCATGATGGGTATAGGCCCTGACGGAAACCTTATTGAATACGGAACAGAATCTGTTTTAAACGCTGAAAAACTAGCTCGGTTAGAGTAACCAATCTTTAGCGTCTTCTCCCAACACTTGCCCAGCTATATCAATCTTCTGGCGCAGAGCTTTGAGTATCTTTTCGTCAATGGTGCCTGACGAAACTAAATCAATATAGGTGACCTTGTTAGTCTGACCAATGCGGTGGGCACGATCTTCTGACTGTAGTCGTATCTCCAGATCGTAACTGTTAGAAAAATAAATTACAGTATTGGCGGCAGTCAAAGTAATGCCATACCCACCCGTGCGTGGTTGCCCTACAAAAAACCGTAACGAACTGTCTTTGTCTTGGAAGCGATTAACCGTTTCTTGTCTTTCATCTTGTGGTGTACCGCCGTAATAAGTTGCGACCGAATCGGGCCCGAAACGGTCGCGCAAGGCATCAGCTATCTGTTGAATGTCATAAGTCCACGACGCCCAAATGATTGCTTTACCTTGAACTTCTTCAGACACAGAGAGCAGTTCCTTCAAGCGATTGTTTGCTAAAGGTTGTATCTCTCCCTCATCTGGCTGCAAAAATCCGCAGCATATTTGATGTAGACGCATAACTTGCGTCAAAACACTTGCAGTAGTAGCTAAGTCTCCACTTTCTAGCTTGGCCAAAGCCAGCTTTTTCATCTGAGTGTAAACCTTTAATTGTTCTGAAGTAAGCTCTACTTCACGACGTACATAAACTTTTTCGGGCAAGTCTAAGCAGTCTTCTTTTAATATTCTGTTGCTAAAAGTATCAAGTTTATCTGACAATTCGTCGAGCCTGCGGTATCCTACAATCTGTTGGAAACTACGGTGCCCCATCGTTTTTTGTTGGACATTTGCATACCGCGCTTGAAACGCAAAATAGCTGTTAAAGCCCAGCGCCTTGTCTTTTAGAAAGTCGCACTGGCTAAACAAATCCATAGGGCTCTTTGTAATAGGTGATCCTGTTAAGATACGGCGATACTTGGACAGTCGTTGCAAGCGTGTAATGTTCTTGGTCCGCGAGGCTTTGCGGTTTTTAATGGTTGTGCTTTCGTCAACAATAACCATGTTTTCCGGGTTTTGAAATAAAAACGCTTCTGCCGCATCCGTACCGCGGGGCGTGGAAAACGCTTCGACGTTCATCACAAATATTTTAAGTCCATTGTATTTCTCTACAATAAAATCTTTTAATTCTTTTTCTTTCTTGATCCCCTTGGTGGGTGTCCAACGTATAACTTTACAAGAAATACGGTCTGGTAAATGTGCAGGAATCTCGTTTTTTACCCAGTTATCGTACACGCCTTTCGGTGCAATAACCAAGGCACTGTTGATCTTGCCAGACTCAAAAAGACAGGCTAACGTATCAAGAGCCACCTTAGTTTTACCTGTTCCCATTTCCATAAACAGCGCGTAATATTCCGCGGCCCACGACTCTTCTAAGGCTTGTCTCTGATGGTCATATGGTTCTGTCTTAAACTTAAAGTCGCGCATTTGTTGCCCCTAAAAAAAACTTCTTGACTTGGGCTGAGTATAAGATATTATCCGTATTTGTCAAGGCCCGAAAGGTGCCTTTAACTACGAAGGAGAAACGCGATGAGCGACAACATACTAAAAATGATGGAACAGGACTTTGAAAAAACCTTATCCTCCTCTGTCGATAAAGTGGATCAAGAAGGGCTTACTTCGGTAGCTTCCTTGGCCCGACAAATCCGAGACGAAGAACTTTATATTAAAGACCTTGAAACAGACCTCAAGGCTGCTAAGAAAAAGCTTCAAAAACTTACTGACGACGATATGCCTTCTATGCTTGCAGAGATTGGCATTTCTTCTTTTGCCCTAGATGACGGTTCCACCGTTGAGGTCAAAGCAACCTACGGGGCTTCGATCCTTGTAGACAATCGCCCTCAAGCATACGAATGGTTACGTGATAACGGTTACGATGACATTATTAAGAACACTGTCGAGTGCCAGTTTGGGCGTGGCGAGGACGATCAAGCAAACGCTTTTGCGGCTTTTGCTCAACAGCAGGGATACGTTCCTGAACAAAAAACAGCAGTTCACCCTCAAACACTTCGGGCTTTTGTAAAAGAGCGCGTCGAAGAAGGTGACGATTTTCCAATGGAACTATTTGGCGCGTATGTAGGTCAACGCGCTGTTATCAAGAGGGGTAAATAATATGAATAAAGCAGTAGCTAAGACCGCCAAAACTGAGGTGGCAACTTTCGATATTTCTATGTTTGAAGCAGACGCTAATAAGGGCATGGAGAATTTGGGGCAAGAAGATTTAGCTCTTCCATTTCTTAAAGTTCTTTCAGGTAACGCACCTGAGTTAGACGAACATGAGACGGCTCGTAAAGGAGACATTTACAACACCGTCACGGGTGTTGCTTACAAAGGTAAAGAAGGTGTGAAGGTTATACCTTGTGCTTACCAGCGTAGGTTTATCCAATGGGCTAAACGAGGAGAAGGGAGCGGGGGTCCAACAAATATATATGAACCCGGAGACACGCTTCCAAACACTGAGCGCGATAGTGATAAATATGGTGATAATAAAGATTACCTTACTGACGGTTCAGGTGAATACCTTGAAGAAACACACCAGCACTTTGTTTTGTTAGTTAATGATGACGGTGCAGTTGAAACGGCTCTTATTGCAATGAAGTCCACGCAGCTTAAAAAGTCGCGTAAATGGAATAGCATGATGATGTCTCGTTCTGTTCAAGGTACTAACGGTCCTTTTACTCCGCCCCGTTGGTCTCACATTTATCATATGAAAACTATTTCAGAAGGTAACTCTAAAGGAGACTGGCACGGTTGGGAAATGTCAGTTGAAGGTCCTGTGACAGACGCAGGGACCTATAACCGTGGCAAAGCATTTGCAGAAAGTATTTCTGCGGGTGACGTTGTGGTCAAGCATACGGAAGATGACGTGAAAAATAATTCTGTCGAGAAAGACGAAATACCGTTTTAAGTCGTCAATGTGGCGGGGTCTAGGCTCCGCCACTCCTTTTTCCGTAGGGGGCATTCATGTCAATAAAAAAGTTTATGACCATCTTCGATGGTCTCAAAGAAGCTTATGGTTATTTCAAGATTGAGTCCACCGGGTCTAACGGTAAGGCTAAAGGAAAGGCGGGCGTCCTCAAGTCCCCGCGAACCACGAAGCTTTGGGAAAGTCATTTAAAAGGCGGCGGCACAGGTCTGGGTATTATACCAATTAATGAGGACAACCAGTGCATCTGGGGATGTATCGACATTGACCAGTACCCGTTAGATCACAAGTTATTAATAGAAAAGATACGTCGGCTAAAATTACCTTTAGTTGTCTGTCGGTCGAAGTCTGGCGGAGCGCATTGTTTTTTGTTTTCCAAAGATTGGATCGAAGCAAAAGACATGCAGAAGTCTTTACAAAATATGTCTGCCGCGCTGGGCTATGGCGAAAGCGAGATATTTCCAAAGCAGATCAAACTACACCTAGATCGTGGAGATGTAGGTAACTTTCTCAATCTGCCATACTACGACCATGAAAACGGCTTGAGGTACGCATTTTTGGATGACGGCACCTCTGCCACGTTAGAAGAGTTTGTAGAACTATACGAAAGATATGTTCAAACCCCAGAAGAAATCGTTAAGCTACAAGTAGTAGGCGGCGGTGAAGCTGACCTTATGAAGGACGCTCCGCCCTGTCTTCAGATACTTTGTAAAGCAAAGATTAGCGAAGGGGGTAGAAATAATGGGTTATTCAACATCGGGGTTTATCTACGAAAAGCCTATCCAGATAGTTGGGAATCTGAAATATTACGCTACAACATGGAGTACCTTGCTCCGCCACTACCACTGCCAGAGGTCAACATAGTCGCCAAGCAAGTACAGCGGAAAGACTACGCCTACAAATGTTCTGACGCTCCGATAAGCTCACACTGCAACAAAGAACTTTGCCGAACCCGTAAGTTTGGCATAGGAGCGGCTGTAGCAGGGGCTACAATTGCAAACCTGCGTAAGTACAACTCTACCCCGCCCGTTTGGTTTATGGACGTTAACGGGGAGCCTCTTGAGTTGGACACTGAAGCTCTAATGTCTCAACCTTTGTTTCAAAAGTCTTGCATGGAGCAGCTTAACTTTATGCCACGCTCTGTAGCTAAGAACCAGTGGGAAGGCCGGATCAGTTCGTTGATGAACGAAATGCGCGACAACGAGAGCGCAATTATAGAAGTGGCACAAGACGCCAGCATTAGCGGACAGTTTTATGACTACCTTGAAGAGTTCTGTCGGCACCTACAACAAGCGCAAGACAAAGAAGAAATCTTGCTCCGCCGACCTTGGACTGATGAGGAACAAGGAAAGACATATTTTCGTCTTAAAGACTTTGAAAACTTTCTTAAAAAGAATAAGTTTTTTGAATATAAAGCACATAAGATGGCACAAAGACTGCGCGATATTAACGGTCAAAGCACAACGTTGAAGATTAAAGGAAGGTCTGTACGGGTATGGCAGATACCGTCTTTTGATAATGTAGACATAGAAATTGAACCGCCGAAGTTTGGTTCACAACAGGAGGCCCCGTTTTAATGAGTCCGGATGACACCAAGGCCGTGCGAAACGCTGAGATTATTCGTTTGATTGACGATGAGCGTATGACAATGACCGCGGTCGCTAAGTGGTTTAGAATATCTAAACAGCGAGTCCAACAAATATACAAAAAAGCAAAGTCTTAGTATGTTTAGGATTTTTGGACCGCCCGGCACGGGAAAAACAACTACTTTGTTGAACATGGTTGATGACGCTTTTGAGAAGGGTGTTCACCCTCACCGCATTGCTTTTCTAGCCTTTACCCGCAAAGCAGCCACAGAAGCGCAGGAGAGGGCCTCTGTGCGCTTCAACCTTGATCCGAAGAAAGACCTAGTGTATTTTCGGACCTTGCATTCTCTGGCCCTTACAATGACTGACATACGCCCAGAGCAAGTCATGCAAGAAGCAAACTACCGGGAACTTAGCACCAGCATAAACATTCCGTTGGGCGCGGCTAAGAATGCAAACTTTGATGATGACGTTTCTAGTGTTGTGGCAAGCAGTGATCCTATTTTAGGATTAATTAACTTGGCCCGGTTGCGTAAGGTTAGTCTTCGCGAACAGTACAACCACAGTAGTATCGAACCGGATTGGAACACCATCCAATATGTTGATAGTTGCCTAAAGTTATACAAAGAAACCTTGGGTCTGTACGATTTTACCGACATGCTTGCTGAGTTTGTAAAAGAGTCAGACAAATATTGTCCACAGTTTGACCTGTGTTTCTTAGACGAAGCACAGGATTTAAGTCCGCTACAGTGGGACATAGCTCATATATTAGATAAACACTCTGATCGTATGTATGCCGCGGGAGATGATGACCAAGCTATTTATCGCTGGGCGGGAGCCGACGTTGACCAGTTTATTAATCTACCCGGTGGGTCAGAAACCCTTTCGCAGTCCTACCGTGTGCCCGAAAGAGTGCATCAACTGGCGGGTAAGGTGGTGAAAAGGATTAAACGACGCTTTCCAAAGAAATACGAGCCCAAGAACGAGCCCGGTAACATTACAAGAATTAACTCTGTCAACTCTCTCGACATGAGCGACGGCTCTTGGCTTATACTTTCCCAAGCCGCCTACCAACTAATACCCGTGGCTTACGACCTAAAGTCGGGCGGTTACCTGTTTAACTACCGCGGCCAACGGTCCATCAGCGAGAAAATATCAGACGCAGTAAACGGTTGGGAGCAACTGCGTAAAGGAAAAGAAGTGTCGGGCGAAGTGGTGCGAAAGATTTACAACTTTATGTCCGTAGGTAATCGCGTTCAACGGGGCTTTAAAAAACTGCCCGCAGTAGACGATCAGGACATGGTTACCTTCGACACATTGTCCGCGGATCACGGCCTTCTGGCCACAAAAGAAATGATCTGGTCTGACGCAATGGATAAACTGCCAGAGACAGACCGGGCATACATCACCTCTCTTTTACGACGGGGCGAGAAGTTTAACGGCATACCCCGCATTACAGCGTCCACGATCCACGGGTCAAAGGGCGGAGAAGCTGATAACGTTGTGTTGTTCACGGACCTTAGTCCCGCTGCGGACGAAGACATGAGGATTAATCCAGACGATATGCACCGTGTGTTTTACGTCGGCGTCACACGGACCAAGAAGAACTTATACATTGTCGATGCAGATGATATGTCAAGGAGTTATGATCTATGAATTGTTGGCACTGTAAAACAGAATTGATCTGGGGTGGGGATCACGACTGCGAGGACTCAGAAGATTACTGGTTTGAATCTAACTTTCATTGTCCAAAATGTAACACTTTAGTTTTGGCATATTATCCAAGGGAGAAAACTAATGAAGAAAATGACTTATGATGAATGGTGTGAACACGAAAAGAGAAAACGCGAAGAGTACAAAAAGATGGGCGTGACCGATCTTGACGCAGTGCGGACAAGAAAGATGTGGGGCGATCCCGCCGTTAAGGATGAGGACATACCTTGCGAAAACTTCACATGGGACGAAGAGTTAAACACATTTGTCCACACGGGTAGCTCAAACACGGTGAAGCACTGATGAAACGTGATGAAGTGTTAGATGCCGCCAAGCAATTAATTAACGGACCAAGAGCAAAAGACTACGGTGATGCCTACGAAAATCACGGGCGTATCGCTGATGGTTGGAACGTTATTATGAATGGGGCCCTAAAAAGCCACGGTTACCTAACCCCGGCCCACGTCACGTTGATGATGGACTGGGTTAAAACAAGTCGTTTGATAGAGACGATAGACCATGAGGACTCATGGATAGATAAAGCCGGATACACCGGACTGGGGGCGGAATTTGTCGAGCGTGATGCCCGTCCCGTAGATAAAATTATTGAGGAAGTAAAAAAAGATGGCAAATTTGCAAATGGCTATGTTCGCCCCCAAAAGTGAATGGGTTCCACCGCTAGAACTCCCGGATATTACTGCGGCAGGAACAATAGCAATTGACGTTGAAACACGGGACCCGAACCTAAAAAAGAACGGGCCCGGCTGGCCAACAAAAGATGGCGAGGTCATAGGATACGCCGTTGCAGTAGACGGGTGGTCTTGCTATCTGCCCACGCGCCACTTCGGCGGGGGTAACTTAGACGAAAAGATAGTCAACAAATGGCTCAAGAAAGTCTTTGAGTGCCCTGCCGATAAGGTCATGCACAACGCACAATACGACTTGGGATGGATTCGAGCGATGGGCTTTGAGATGAAAGGACGTGTCATTGATACGATGCTTGTCGCCGCCCTGCTTGATGAAAACAGGTTTAGCTACAGCCTCAACGCTTTATGCTACGATCTTCTTAACAAAACAAAATCCGAAAAAGCCTTAACCGCCGCGGCTCTTGAGTTTGGGATCGACCCCAAGGCAGAGATGTGGAAGATGCCCGCCATGTATGTGGGGCCCTATGCTGAAGCAGATGCAGAGTTAACTTTGGAACTGTGGCACTATCTGTCCACACAACTGAGCAAAGAAGACCTCTGGCCCATAGCTAATTTAGAGCTAGACCTTCTTCCTTGTCTTGTTGACATGACGTGGCGTGGTGTTCGCGTAGATACCAACCGGGTGGAACGCACACGAGACGCACTTCTCAAGCGCGAAAAGAAGATAATGCAGGAGATAAAACGGCTCACGGGAACTGATGTAGAAATCTGGGCAGCCCAGTCGCTCTCTAAATCCTTTGATAAGTTAGGTATAAATTATCCAAAAACAGAAAAAGGCGCACCAAGTTTTACGAAGATGTTTTTGACCGAACACGAACACCCGCTTGCGAAGCTGGTTGTTCAAGCACGTAACCTTAACAAAACATCCGGCACGTTCATTAACTCAATTATGAAGCACTGCCGCACTGATGGCCGAATACATGGGCACATAAACCAAATCCGGTCAGACGATGGCGGTACAGTTTCGGGCCGCATATCAATGTCCAACCCTAATTTACAACAAATCCCGGCCCGCGACCCAGAGCTTGGTCCTATGATCCGGTCCCTGTTCTTGCCAGAAGAAGGCGAACAGTGGGCGGCAATTGACTTCTCGCAACAAGAACCACGCATATTGGTGCATTATGCTCACGTTTATGGGCGTAATCGTGGCGTTGCGTTGGAAGGCGCGGCAGAGTTTGTTGACGCATACAATGAAGACCCTGACACTGACTTCCACACGATGGTTGCAGAGATGGCTAACATTCCCAGAAAACAGGCCAAGACTATTAATCTGGGCATGATGTATGGCATGGGCGTCAACAAGCTATCAGACCAGCTAGATATCGACGTTGACGAAGCCAAGAGTCTGGTCAAGCAGTACCATGACCGCGTCCCGTTTGTGAAAGGCTTGATGAACGGC